TTCTTCTAACGGCATCGTGGTGCCGAATGAAGTGCTGCGTCGTGATCTGGTGGTTGGCACCCCGACTGCTGGCGGCAACCTTGTTGATGATGTGCTTCTGGCTGGAAGCTTCATCGAGATTCTGCGTAACCGTCTGGCATTCGCCCAAGCTGGCGTGACCATGCTGACCGGCCTGCAGGGCAACATTAGCATCCCCCGTCAATCCAGCGCCAGCACTGCTTACTGGGTTGGTGAGAACGCTGCTCCGACCGAGAGCCAGCAAGCTGTTGATCAAGTCAACATGACGCCCAAGACCGTGGGTGCTTATGTGGACTACAGCCGTCGTCTGCTGCTCCAAAGCAGCATCGATGTGGAAGGCATGGTGCGTAACGATCTCGCCCGTGTGATTGCACTGGAGATCGACCGCGCTGCTATCTATGGCACCGGCTCCAGCAACCAGCCTCAAGGTCTCACCAATGTGACCGGCATCGGCAGCCAGAGCCTTACCAGCACCTACGGTACTTTTGCTGAGTACATCGGAATGGAAACCGATGTGGCTTCTGCCAACGCTGATGCTGGCAGCCTGCGTTACATCATCAACGCTGCTGCTCGCGGTGCGCTGAAGTCTACCGAGAAGGCTTCTAACACGGCCCAGTTCGTGTTCATGGATGACGAGATCAACGGTTATCCGGTGATCGTTTCCAACCAGCTGCAGAGCAACGATGCACTGTTTGGCGACTTCTCAATGATGGTGATGGGCATGTGGTCCGGCCTGGATCTGACTGTTGATCCTTATGCTGGCGCCACTGCTGGCACCGTCCGCGTGATCGCCCTTCAGGATGTTGACTTCGCGGTCAAGCAGCCTGGTGCGTTCTGCTTGGCCACCTGATCATGATGCGAGTTGAGATCAAGCGCAGCGTGATGATCTCCGGGGAGCCTGCCAAGGCGGGCTCCTTCGTAGAACTGGAAGACGCTGCAGCGATGCTGTTGATCGGAATGGGCAAGGCGGTGTTCGCACCGGCTGCGCCTGAGCCTGAGCCTGAACCGGCTCCTGTGTGTCCACCTGTTAAGCCTGTGTCTCGTCGCGGGCGTTCCACCTCTCCCACCAAAGACTGATGGCTATTCTTTCCACCGGGCTTGAGAAGCTTTCTCATTTTGCCCTTGCTCCGACTGCTCAGCGGACTTCTAATCTCAACGGCACCGCCGTTGACATCAATGAGTATGAGGGCGATGTGGTCGTGATCCTCGATGTTGAGGCGAGCGGCACTTCCACCCTTGATGTGAAGCTGCAATCCAGCGATACCGAAGGCGGTAGCTATAGCGACGTGACTTCCGTATTCAATCTGGATGGCACCGAGCAGGCATCTGCTGCTGTGGCTTTCGCTCAAGTGAGCACCTCTGCTTCTAAGCAGTATCTGGTGTTCCCTAAGGGTGCTGCCAAGCGTTGGGTGAAGGCTGTGTCCACCACCTCCACCTCTACCCATACCTACAGCATCAACGCTCTTGGTGCCAAGAAGTACGCCTGATCTGCGCACTTGACGAGCCCTGGGCCGCTTCGGTGGCCTGGGGCTTTCTTGTTGCTATAATCCAAGAAAGACGGAATACGGCTGTGCCATTTGGATACGACAGCGGCTTTGACGTCGCGACGCTTGAAACTCTGGCAAGCGCTGGCGTGACCAGCGCACAAAAGACTGCAGGTGCAGATTTAACTTTTCAAGTGACTGTTAGCAGCATTGGCACTAATGTTGTTATTCGTCTTGAGGGCAGCCTTGATGACGTGAGTTATTTCAATTTGGACTCAGCAAACGCAGACACGACCATTACCAGCGATGGTACTTATGGCTTTTCCTTGAGTGGCTGTCCAGTGCAGTATGTCAGGTTGAGGCTGGTGAGTGTATCGGGTGGGACGCCTAGCGTGGCGACCAGCCTCGGCGCGATGTGATTTCATGGTACAAGCACTGCGGACAAGTCTTCGTTATGGCGGCCTGCGTCAAGGTGGCTTGCAGCCTGGGCTAGGCGGTGACAGTATTTTTGCGACATCATCGCTTGATTTGAATTTTGCAAAACATAAAAACCTAGGCACCATAGTCGATGCCACTACTGGGGCTAATCTTGTTGACTTCACCCGCGCCAGTTCGGGCACTTATGTTGATAGCGAGGGTGTGATTCGGACGGCGGTGACGAACTTGCTGACGCAATCAGAGTCGTTTTCCACTTGGACTGTAAGCGGCCAGGGGACTACGCAATCAACCGACGTTGGAATAGTCGCACCTGACGGCAGCACAGGAAATGTGCAGTTATTTACAGAAGATTTGACGACAGGTGTTCACCGTATTTTTATAGCCCCGATCACAGAGCAAGCAACCAAAACGCATAGTGTATTTGTAAAAGCGGCAACAGGCACAAGAGAAATCTACCTCTCGTCCGATGGTCCCACAGGTACAAGGCAAAACATTGCATTTGACCTGCAAACGGGTGGCATCGTGAACAATACTGGAGACTGGAGTGGTGTGTTTATTACTTCGTATCCAAACGGATGGTATCGAATAGGCGGAACGATAACGGACAACGGCGGCAGTACGCTTTTCATCATCGGGATGAATGACGGCACATCTTCATATACCGGCGACGGCACCTCTGGCATCTACGTTTGGGGAGCCCAACTAGAGCAGTCCACTACTGTGGGTGAATACATCCCCACCACCAGCACGATCAACAGCGCCCCACGCTTCCACCATGACCCCACAACGGGCGAGAGCTTGGGGTTGTTGGTGGAGGAGCAGAGGACTAATTTGCTGCTGCAGTCAGAAGACTTTTCAACAACGTGGGTAAACAGTGAATCGTCTGAGAATGTCAATGTCGCTGTTGCCCCCAATGGAACAACAACAGCAGATGCTCTTGTAGACACTACAAATAATGCCGCGCATACCGTAAGACAAAGCGTAGCAGGGTTGGCGGGAAATACTGCCTATACATTTAGCTGTTATATGAAGAAGGGAAGCAAGAACTTTGGCGCATTAGCATTTGGGCCAAACGCATCATGGGGGACAGGAGGCGGTGCAGTCGTTTTCTTCAATCTTGACAACGGCACAGTTAGCTATTCATCGTCTGCGACAGGCACAATTCAGGCGTTACCCAACGGTTGGTATCGCTGCACCGCAACTGCAACAACGGTTGCTTCACCAGGAACAGCAAGTCTCTATGTTTTACCTTCGCTTACAGGCACGGCTCAAACTTACACTGGAGACGCGGACGAAACCATCTACATCTGGGGAGCCCAGCTAGAATGATGAACTTTTGTATGACAACTACGGCAAAGCGTGATCAAGTTTTCCAAGGCGTTGTTGCGCAACTCTTTGGGCGTGGTCACACCTGCACCATCAATATGATGGACATGCAGATCTTCTGTGGTTCCGCAGTGCTGGCAGGTGAAGTTGTCACGTTCCAGGGCTTTTTGCCTGTTACCGCCAAAGTGGTAGTTGTCAAATGCTTTGCGCCTATATTCCTCCCGCTTGGGATTCTTCGCCAGAGCTTGGCGAGCCTGCAGCGCTCGGCGTTTCTTCAGGCAGACAGAGCAGTGTTTCTGTGGTCCCGATGCGTACGTGAAGTCAGCGCCGCACTCAATGCACTGCAGCGTGCTACCAACTGCCACCGCCCCCTCCTGCTGGCGAAGGCGCCGCAGGTGAAGCACGTTCTGTTGCTGCCTGTAGCCGGGAGCGCACTCTGGGCAACACTTCTGCATCGAGCCCGTGGGCTTGTAAAGCACCTCGCATACAAGGCACTGACGCTCCTTGAATCCGTGACCGGTTTGACCGTGGGCGGCCAATGCGCACGGTTTGCATCGCTTCAAGTTGGGCGATGTCTTGGGCACCTGCGTTCCACAGTCGAAACAGGTCAGGATCCCGTACTTGCCCCGCTCCACAGCGCGAACCCAATTCTTTCGGTACTGTAACATGGCTAGTTTCGCTTCGAGCTACATCCCCACCACCGACGCCACCGCCACCCGTGCTGCTGACGTGGCAAGTATTACGGGCAGCAACTTCTCTTCCTGGTATCGGCAGGATGAGGGGACGGTGTTTGCGGATGCTGTCGGAGTTAGCATTATTTCAGGGGCAACAAGAAGGTATCTTGAAATCAGCGATGGGACCATATCCGAAAGAACCTTTTTAGGGTATTCAAGCACATCTAATGGCAGGTTTTTTATTACTGACAATGGAACAACGCAGGCAGATATTAACGTTATTTCAACGTTTTCACCAAAAATGGCGGCTGGTTATGTTGCAAATGGAATACAAATGGCTGCAAACGGAGTGCTTGGAACAGAAGATACTTCAGCAAATCTACCAACCGTAAACCGGCTTATTTTGGGGTCGCAAGACTCGTCTACCGCAAATACGTTTCTTAATGGCACCATCCGCCGCCTCACCTACTGGCCCGCAAGATTGCCCAACGAAACCCTTCAAAACATCACCCAGTAGATCTCCTCACTACCATGCCCGACACACTGATAACAACTGAAGCACCCCCCACCCTGGTGACGGACGAGGTGCTCACACCCCCCACCCCCACGATGTTCCGCTTCCCCGATGAAGCCACCGGCATGGCGTACCTGCGCGATGCCGATCTCACCTATATGGACAACGATAACGACGACGACGTTGAAGTGGAGCGCGTCTTTACCGCTTCTCACCGGCACTCTCTTGACGTAATCGGCACCATCACCCGTGGCGGTGAATGGGACGACGAAGGTAATGTCATCACCCCGCCTGAGACCTTGGACGGTTGGCACGTCAACTACCAAGGCAAGCTGCCTGAAGGGTGGGAGGAGTATGCGGTGTATCCGGCGAATCCAGTTAGGGTGTGGGCGTAGTCATGGCATTCACCGAAGACTTAAGCGTATTTCTGAACACCGCTGAATTTGCGGTGCCTGTTGTTGCTGGCGCTGTGTCGGGGGTGGGGATTCTCGATATGCCATCAGAAATTATTGCTGATGGCATTGTGCTGACGACTGACTACAAACTTACGTGTGAAGCATCTAAGTTTGGTGATTTGATTTATGGCGCTGGCGTCAATGTGGACGGACGTGCTTATACGGTTCGTAGTGTCTCGCTGATTGATGACGGTGCATTTTGCGAGGTAATGCTGCAAAGGACGACTACGCCAGAACCTGCTGCGAGCGTACCCGCAGTGCTTGACGGTGATGGCGTTGATACTACCAGCACTGTGATTATGGACGGCGGTGCCCCGAGTACAACTTATATTGAAGGTAACGTATTGGATGACGACGGACCATGACGACCTACACCCGGTTTAAGCTTCGGAATGGCACTGCTGCTGAATGGACGGCTGCCAACCCCACGCTATTGCAGGGCGAAATTGGTGTAGAAACCGACAACCGTCGATATAAGATTGGTGATGGCTCAACAGCATGGGCTGGCTTGAGTTATTACATCGATGGCGTTGCGATACGTGGGCAGTGCAGCAAGATGACCGACGGAACTGTCACCATTGACACTCAGGGCCTGTATGTAACAACAGGGTTGACGGCAGCGCTTGATGCTACAACGGTTTATGGCATGGTGCTGGGCACTGATGATGCGTTTGGATTGCGGAATGATTCAGGTGGCACCAAGTTGCTCAGGATCTATGGTTCAATCGATGCCACTGCTGGTAACAACAAGGTCCTCGGGGTCAAGTTGGCCAAAAATGGCACTGCGATTGATGCAACAGAATGTCGAGCATTTACAGGCAGCGGCAGTCAAGAAGCCAAGCTGGTAACAAGTTGGATGGTTGAACTGGATGATGGCGATGAGATTTCATTGATGATGGCCAATCATTCCGGCACAACTGATATAACCTTTAAGCGTGGTCGGCTCATAGCAGTTGAGGTGCGGGCCTGATGACCACTAAACGCGAACAGATCCTGGCTCAGATCGCCAGTGTACTTGCGAGTACTGCTGGTGTTGATGGTCGTGTGTATCGATCGAGGGTAACAGCACTAGCTCGCGCGGAATCGCCCGCGATCATTGTCGAACCGGTCACTGATACATGTCAGCAGATTACATCGCTGCCAAAGCTGGACTGGACGATGCGGGTGCGTGTCGTCGTGACAGTGCGTTCAAGCAATGCATACACTGACGCCGATGCTGTTATTGAGTCAATGCATTCAAAGCTGATGGCCGACTTGACTCTTGGCGGTTATGCAATTGATGTACAGCCGGCGACTGTTAATTTTGACTTTTTTGATGCAGACCAGCCTGCAGGCGTGTTTAGCTGTGAATACGAAGTGCTTTATCGCACTACAGTTGATGACCTAACGTCAGGCTAAAATTTAAGCAGCTACAAGGATTAACATGAATGACGAGTACCGAGGGCAGGGTGGGTCTTACCTCCTGGACCCAGAAACCGGTAAGCGCACTTTGATCCAGCGCACTCTTCCCGCAGACTCCCCCGAGACAAATGGCACTTCTTCTTCGGAAACGACTGATTCTAATCGAGACGGAATCAAGCTACGGAACCGATCCAACTCCAACCGGCGTGGACGCCGTTCTGGTGAGGGATCTGAACATCACTCCTCAGCAGAGTGATGTTGTCAGCCGTGACCTGATCCGCCCTTATCTCGGCGCTAGTGAGCAGCTTCTGGCTAACACTCGTGTTGAGTGTACGTTCAGTGTTGAACTTGCTGGTTCTGGTACTGCTGGCACTGCTCCCCAGTACGGCAAGGCTCTGCTCGCTTGCGGACTGAGCGAGACCGTGGCTGCGGGCACAAGCGTTACCTACGCGCCTGTTAGCTCATCGTTTGGCTCTGTCACCATCCACTACAACATTGATGGTGTCCGCCATAAGGTGACCGGTGCTCGCGGCACTTTCACTATCAATGCGAACGTCGGTGAAATTCCGACGATCGACTTCACCTTCACTGGCATCTACAACGCACCCGATGATTCGGCACTGCCTAGCGTGACCTACGCAAATCAGGCCACTCCTTTGGTGTTCAAGAATGGCAACACCGATACGTTCGAGTTGCTGTCCTATGCCGGCTGCCTGCAGTCGGTGACGTTTGATGTCGGTAACACCTTGGTGTATCGCGAGTTGATCAATTGCACCAAGCAAGTGCTGATGACCGATCGCGCTGCTAATGGCACTGTTGTGCTGGAGGCAGTGACGATGGCAACTAAGAATTACTTCACTGCTGCGCTGACCGACGCAACACTGGGTAATCTCACCTTCCAGCACGGTACGACTGCTGGCAACATCGTTGATTTCGCATCCACTCGGATTGACATCGGCGATGTGTCCTACAGCGACCAAGACGGCATTGCGATGCTGAACATCCCCTACACCGCAATCCCTTCGACTGCCGGTAACGATGAGTTCAGCCTGATCTATACTTGATTTGGGTTGGTTGTCAGGCGGGCCGCAATGCGTTGCGGCTCGTTTTTTTATGGTGTATTGTATTGGGGAGTCTATTGCTCCTCATGGCTTTCGTTCGCAAAAAGGTTAAAACTTTCAAGTGGCCTGTAAAAGTTCAAGAGCCTGCTGATGGCGGTGTATTCGAAACTTCAACTTTTGACGCAATTTTCAAGCGTGTGCCGACTTCTGCGTTTAAAGATGGTGATGACCTGGAGACCTTGAAGCAAGTGGTTCACGGATGGGAAGGCATTGAAGACGAGAACGGCAAACCGGTGCCTTTTTCCGTCGAAGTATTGAAGGAGTTCGCCGAAGATCCTTGCTGGGTTCGCGGGGTGACCAGTGCGTATATCGATGCATTGGCTGGAGCGAAAGAGGGAAACTAAAAGGCGCCGTTGCATATTGGATCAACGGCGGCAAGAGGATTGAAGACAAAAGCGATGATGATGCTGCGGCATTTGGCTTAAAGTCGCAGCGATCATCTGCTCCGATAGAGGAGCACTATGAAGTATGGGATGACAACTGGGATGCTGTGACGATGTTCTTGCGTATGTCGACGCAATGGAATGTCGTGATGGGTGGTTATATTGGTCTGCGATATGAGGTGCTGCTAGGTGCAGGCGGGCTGCTTTCGCTTTATGATGTGGATAATCCCCGCGACGTGCTGGAGGGCATTCAGGTCATGGAAGCTGAAGCACTCGCGATTTTTAATAAGCCGAAGAAATAATGGCACAGGGAAATCAAACGGTACTTAAGATCAGGGCTGAGGTTGAGAACCTTCAGGGCCTGAATCAGCTAAAGACGGCTGTGCGCAGAATTAGCGCAGAGGCAAAAAGTGCAAACAATGACTTTGGTAAACTGACTGGTCGCATCAAGGAGCTGCAAGGCGCAACTGTTCAGTCAATCAATAATTTGCAAGCACAGCGCCAAGCGTTTGATGCTCTTAGGAATTCTGTCGATACAACCAGTAAAGAGTTCAGGCAGGCAACTCAAGAAATTGAGAAGTTAGACAAAAAGCTTGCGAAAGTGCAGGGGCGGCGGCCGAGTGGTGGACGCCTTGCCGGTGCCGGTAAAGCCCTAGGCGCCATTGGTGCTGCTGGAATTTTTGGCGGTCCAGAGGGTGCGATAGGCGCAGCGCTGGGAACTATTGGAGGCCCTCCAGGAATAGCCCTTGGCGCCGCGGTGGGCACCGGTCTCGGATCGCTTCGCAAGACCGCCGGCGCTGCAGGTGAATATGTTGCAGAGCTAAACCTTGCGAAAACAACTCTTGCGGCGACGTCTGCAAATCAAGATCAATACAATCGTTCGCTTGAATTCGCGAGAAAAATAAGCAGTGATTACACGGTAAGCCTTCGAGAAACGATTGCTGGCTACGCGTCGGTTTCCGCGGCCGCAAGAGCCAATGGTCTTTCGCTAAAAGACACTGAAACTATTTACCGTGGAATCATTGCCTCTGGCGTTGCTTTCGGTAAATCTCAAGAAGACCTTAATGCAATCATTCTCGCAACCACCCAGGTGCTCTCGAAGGGCAAAGTGAGCGCGGAAGAAATGCAGGGGCAAATTGGTGAGCGATTGCCGGGCGCAATCGCCAAATTTGCGCAAGCAACAGGTAGAACGCTTCCTGAACTTGCGAAAGCCTTCAAAGATGGCGAGGTTTCTGTTGCTGATTTTGTTAAGTTTACCGATAGACAGTTGCAGGATTATGATGAGATCGCAAAAATTATTGGCGCATCACCCGAAAAAGCAGGCGCAAGATTGGCGATTGCGCTTGAAACTGCTCAGGAAAATTTTGGAGGATTCTTCCAGTCAGTTGGTGCTGGATTCCAGGATAACTTGACCCAAATGCTTAGCTGGGTCAACAAGAATGCTGAATACTTGAAGAGATATGCGACTTTTTGGCTTAACATTGCAAGGCTTGTTGGCACGGTAACAAAGTCTATTTTTGATTCAATTGCGAACATTGCCCTGTTCGGCCCTCGTTTGATCGCCAAAGCTTTCGGCACGACGCCAGAAAAAATGTTCGGCAATCTTGCCGCTGGCGTCAAGCAAGCATATATGGAATATACGTCCAATTTCCAGCAGTATTTTAAAGAATTTACACCGGAGTCCTTTGGGAAAGACACTACGCAGGTGCCTGGCCTAGGGGATGGCGATCAAAGTACTGGCAAACCAGATAAAACGGCGAAAAAAATTGCAGCGCAAGAATTCCGAGGACTGGAAAAAAGCTTTGCGGAAATCGCTCGACTTAGACTTGCCAAGGACACCTTTGAGGTCGAAAGAAAAATCGCTGCCGCGCAAATGGCGGGCAACGAATCACTCGCTTTTGAATTAAAGCAAAAACTTCAGACGAGAAAACTTGATTTAAACATTGAAGCGTTGCAGGTCCAGATTGCAAAACGAGCTGAGCAAATTGCCGGGTTCAAAAAGAAAGGCGTTGATGTTGCCGTTTATGAAAATGCACTTACGAAAGACCAAAACAGCCTGCTTATAGTCCAAGACCAAAAACAAACATTATTGGCAAAACAAGCAACAGAGCGCTTCTTGTTTGAGGAAAAAATTGCAGAAAAAATTGCAGATCAAACAAAATCATTCGAGCAGCAGTTTACGGATCGCCAGTACCAGCTTGGCTTGATCTCAAAGGATGAGTATACGGATGTTTTGCTTGGACGCGAAAAGTCAAGATTAAAAAAGGCATATCCTGACCTCCCGGAATCCAATCGCGCCCAAATGGTTGATCTCTATCGCCAAGAGATCGACCCGACGCCCTTTGAGAAGATGCGTCAGAACATTACGCAGCTAAAAAAGGAGCTGGAAGATCTTGTCGATCCAGTCAACCAAATCACAGGCGCCGCAAACGCAATTGGCGATGCATTCGCAACATCGTTTGTTGATGCCATTACTGGAGCGAAGACGGCGCAGGAGGCGCTATCGGAATTCTTTAAGAGCGTTGCAAGCTACTTCTTGGATATGGCGAAGCAGATCATCGCAAAGATGATCACGATTGCAATTTTGAATGCCGTTGTGAAGCTTATACCCGGAATGGCTGGTGCCGGCGGTGGTTTTAATCTGGACAGTACCAAGCTTGGCGCCGGCGGCGGATCTGTTGGCGGCATCGGAACCTTTGGACCAAACTTTGGCATCGCGCAGAGAGCCAGCGGCGGCCCCGTCACAGGCGGTTCACCCTATATCATTGGCGAACGCGGCCCCGAACTATTCGTTCCAGGGCAATCCGGTGCTGTCGTCAACAATGATCAGCTATCTTCCGCAATGGGTCGCTACCGCCGTTCTGGCGAGACAAGCGGAGGCTCTGCCCTCGGTAGTGCAGCAGAATCAGGCGGCGCAGGTACTGCCGTCATGGATAAGCCGATTGATGTACGCTATAACGTGGAGCGCATCAACAGTGTCGATTATGTTACCGCTGATCAGTTCCAAGCTGGTATGCGGCAAGCAGCCCAACAAGGTGCAGCGCAAGGTGAACGACGTGCTTTAACAACTTTACGTCAGAATACAACACAACGCAAAAGGATTGGTATCTGATGTCTGATTCCGCATTA